AATGCGCCGATGCTCGACAGCACAGTCTTGATCTTTTTCATGCTCTCTATCGACAACTCGGTTTTGCCCAACCCCGACAAATACCGGTCCACCTCCGGCTTCGAAACCTCCCGCCAACACGACCCGCCGAACTGGGGCTTCAGATAATTTTTGATCACCCCCTCGTACCGTTCGCGTCCCGGTTTGGACATCGCAGGCATCATCACCGGAATATAAGTCTTATCCACGAACTCCGCGAAATTCACTGCCGCCCCAAAACTCTGGAGCCCCTGATTCATCGGCCTCAGACGCTCTGCGGCGATCTTCTTCACTTCTCTCTCTCCCATCGTCGCGGGAGCCAGTCTTTCCCGTTTTCGTATTCTCACCCTCCTTCCATTCACGATCCGGTCCTCATAAAATCGCAGGACCCACCACTTCCCTCGCCTTTCAGGCTCAGGATCTTGAAACCTTCTGCGAGCCATCGTCTCGAAATCTTCCTTTCGAGGCTCGTGTGGAAGGTGTGTCTCGGACAAGATGTTACCATCCGCTCGCTCGCGACTTCGCCGCTCGCGTCACTACCTGGAAAAAAACGGGGGCCACCAGCAGAAGGAGAAATTGGTCTGCTGTCAGCCCCCAAGCGTCGTGCAACCGTTCAACCTACAGCCTGCCATGGCAAACGATGAAAAGCCCTTGGCAAAGCTCCCCATCGCCCCCCGGGTCCGCAGGCCGTCCCGGCCCAGGGTCCTCGGGAGAGAGCCTGCGGGCCCCCTCCCTCGATCTCTCTCGCGACTTCGTCGCTCGCTTAACTACGCTGTCGAAGCTTTGCTCTCGGCGTACGCCGGAGCCGGAGTCGGACTCACTTCAATCAAATCCACATCGTCGAGGGTCCTCTTCCACTCCCCGCCGGTCCGCTCCCAGGTGTCGCTCCGCGTCACGAACGCGAAGCTCGCCCCCTTGACGCTCCCGCCCCGGATGCTCTTGCGGGCGTCCTCGTTCCAGCTTGTGTCGTCCGGGTTGAGCAGGGCCTCCAGCCAGTTCTCCTCCTCGTCGTCCTCTTCGTCGCCGAACAACCCACGGTCGTTCAATTCGAGGGTGCCGTTCGATCTCCTGCCCAACGGCATATCCGGATTATGGTTCCACAGCGCGAGCACATCCTTCCCCTCGGCGAGCGTCCTGGAGAATGCTCCCGGCGCAATCTGCTCCCGAAACCCTCCGAGATCCTCGCTCAGGGAGTTGTACGGAATGACCATCCTTATCCTCTCGGAGGGAGTTCGTCCCTCGCTTCGTACCTGGATCGAGCGTCTTTCGATATTCATACGTTGGCCTCCTTATTGGTCGCGGGCTCCTCCCCGGCCAGCGCCGGATTGAACGGACTGGGAGCCAGATTCACCGGCTGAAGATACACATCCCCGCCCTCCCGGGGGTTGAGGTTCTCCAATCTCCTGCAATCATTCGGCGACAATATCCCGGAATAAATCCCCGCCTGATACGCTTTCATCCGGGCCTGATGGTCGCCTCGCAACGTGCGGGTGAGATCGTGCTCGGCGTAGTACCGATCCTGCTCCCCGGGCTTCAGCAACCGGAGCCCGAAGGCCTGCTCCAGGTTGGTCAACCAGGGCGTCAAGCTCTGGCTAACGAAGCTCCGGTCCATGGTCTCGATGTTTGAATAGTTCCCCTGGCTCAGGTCGCCCACCATGTGAGGAGGAACTCTGAAAATCCTCGCCACATCTTCAATCCCGAACCTCCTCGACTCCAACCACTGAGCCTCGTCATTGCGGATTTGGAACGGCTGGAACTTCATTCCGTTTTCGAGGATCGCAATCGAATGGGAATTATCGATTCCGGCGTAGCTCTTCGACCAACTGTCCCGCATGGTCCGGATGGTTTCGTCGTTCAGGGCCTCGGGAACCTCGATGACTCCTCCGACCCTCGAACCACTCCCGAAGTACATGGCCCCATGCCGCTCGCAAGCGAGCGTCAATCCAATCGACTGCTTCGCCGCTGATATCGGCGACACTCCCACGAGCCCATCGGTTGAGAGTCCACGGATATGGAGCACATCCCTGGCGTTCAGGTGATGAAGCGTTCCTCCCGGCATAGCAAACGTGTAGTCGAGATTCCCGCGATCATCCATCCGCAACATCATCATGTCGGGCCTCAGCGGCCAGATCTCCGCGACGTTCCCCTCGGAGTCCCTCACGATTTCGTTGTAGGCGTTGCCGAAGAGCAACAACCAAGTCATCAGGAGGGCTCTCCATTCATAGGCGGTCTGGAGCGGATTCGGGCTCCGATGAAGAATCTTGAAGAGGGGATGCTCGACAGCCATCTCGGTGGTCTCGCCGATCTTTCCTGTTCGCCGGTAAAGGAACAGAGGGAGCGACGCGACCGATTCCGAGAGCACCCGTACGCAAGCGAAAACAGCCGTGCATTGCAGCGACGAATAGCCGCTCACCGGGACCCCGGAATCGGTCGGCGTGAGCCCCAGGGCCTCCCGCAGCCAAGGGGCTGGGTTATAGAGCGTCGATGTGGTGGCGAGCGTCTGGACGCCACGGGTGACCGCGCCCAGCCACTTCCTGAGAGCGGTGAGCATCTACATGATCCCCGTCAGCACATTGAACGCTTGGGGATGAGCAAGCTGGAGGTCCGCCCGGAGATAAGCTCGAATCCAAACCTCCAAATTAGTGAAGGCTGACGAGGCCGAATCAGCGGCCACCCTCGACACTTCCATGGTCAACTCCGTTCGCATGCCGATCATGGCTTGGTCCCACTGCGCGACAAAAATATCGCTCGACACATTTCCGGGAGGGCTTCCCCCGGCGAGGTTATTCGGCACTTGGTTCGAGACGAACTTGGCCATCCCCGCCACGAGATCCGGCTGGCGGAGGGGCTGGCCCAGGGTGTCCTTCATCGCGTCGAGTTCGCCCGCCGTCCTGGCGGAGTAAATCGCCCCGAACGGCCCCCTGAAATTGAAGCTCATCAACTTCGCAATCGCGGTTGAAAACGGCGTCCATCCCAACGTCGCGGGCGCTCCATTGACCGGCGTGATGGTCACCCCGGGCTGGTTTTTGATTCCCAGCGGCGTCACCGCTCCGCCCGCGCCATACAGGCACGCCCGATCCAGTTCGAGGGCGAGGGCCTGCGCGATCGAGTTACTCACCACCTCATCGATGTTCTGTGAATCCTCGATCAATTCCACGCTGATCTTAGCCCCAGCCGCCAGCGTTTTCGCGATGAACATGACCTTCTCGATTTGGTTGTCGGAGTAGGTAATCGGCGCTAGCTCCGCCCTCCACGTCGCCGTGACGTCGCTCCCCACCCTGGCCATGGCGAGCGTCGCCGCCGTCATCGGAACGCTCACCGCCCCGGCATTGACCACCTGCGACTGATTCCGCATGAGGTCGATTACCTGCAAGCTCAGCGGAGTCGGAACCAGAAATCCTCCGGCGCTCGGCGTCCCCTCGGTCATGGTCCGGTGTTCCTCCGCTCCATCCCACTTCCCCGTCACGCGCCCACGCACATAAGCGCCCAGCCCACGGCCCCCCCACTCGGGGCCTCGCCCCTCGGAGAGCTTCTCGCCGGGCTTGTAGGTCCGGATCTCTCCCCGGCGCTCACCACGCTCCCGGCCTCGCTTTTCCATCCCGGCAACGAACCTCGCCCGGGATGCTTCCCCTCGCCCTGCGGGCTCGCCTCCATACGTCCGGTCGTACTCGTCCCGGTCGAGTTCCCGCTCGATCATCCGCAACTCCTCCTGCTCGGGCTCCTTCAGCTTGCGGTTCTCCTTCAGCGCGGTCCGGTAAATCTCTCCGCCGCGTCCCTCCAGTTCCTTTCTTCGTTCCGTCGTTAGTGGCATGCTTCCTCCCTCGGGATCTTCGATCCCTCGGCTAAATTTGAATATTGTGGATATTGAGGTCTGAGACTTCAGATGAACGTGATCCGGTATTCCTTGGGGCGGTTGTCGTTTCGCATCTTCCGATCCAGAGCGTTGATCAGCGCCGAGATCCCGTCGATTTTCTCTTTCGATCTCGACTTGTCGGGTTTGATATTCCCGCCGCTGTCGCTGAGCACCATGGCGTTGTCCGCCATCCAATCG